TATTCAATCAATACCTGATCAGCACTTTCTGTAGAATAAACAGTCTTTACTTTTCCTTCAATCAGTTTCATATCAATCAAATTAAATTGAATCGGGGTGATAGGATTTGAACCTACGGCCCCTCGCTCCCAAAGCGAGTGCTCTACCAAACTGAGCTACACCCCGTAAATAATGCATCAGTGATATCCTGCAGAATAACACTGACGGGTCCAAGGGGGGTCCCACCCCTCTCCCACGCGGGTTGGATTCCGATTCTTTTTTTCTCGGAGACGTGAGCACGGATGTATGCCAGTCCGTTCGTGTTTAATTATAACCCTACTTATGATGCCTGTCAAATGGTTCCCAGTGTTCCCATCCATATTTGTGGACTGCCCACATTCCTAGGATGGGAACGAACACTAGTGACCATCCCATAATCGCCATTGTCCACCAGGTATTCAATACCCATGCGGAAAAGTGTGCTGCTGAATGAATCATCCCCTATACCTCCCTGGCCATGTAAGTTGCATTCCTGCCAGCAATAATGTCATAAAAACAAATATGAATAATAAACTCATTGTTCCTCCAATTCACGAAGATATTCTATCCACCAATCAGGATCGTGTTTCATTTTCCATTGAGGAACTGATTGACCTTTCTCATCATAATATTCTTGAATTGCTTTATCGATAATCTGTGCGATCTCCATACTCCTCTTCCTCCTCATCAACGTCTGCATATGCATTCTCCACGAAGGGTCCTCTTTTTCTGGAAGGTTCTTTTCTGACATAACTTGATTCGGTGTTTACGGCAGATAACCACACAGCAAGTTTCATTACTATGTAGATAATGACTAATGGAGATAGACATAGCAATAGAGTAAAATTCATATGTTTTCTCCTATGAACTTATCAGGTTCCTCATCATCATCCCACTCAGGTTCATATAAAGAGCATGGTTCTTCAAACAAATGTTCCATTCTTAACTGCTTGATTCTTTCTTTTAATTGTTTGTAAAACTCTCTCTTTTCGTCTTGGTTCATCTTTTGCTGTCGTTTAAAAAGTATTCTGGAACTGGACATCCTTTAAAATTATGAATCTCATTCACTGATACAACAAAACAAGTTGCAAATCCAAGGCAAAAGGCAAATAACATTTGTGGGAAGTTATAGTTTCCCATGTATGCTGTGGGATCAGGTTCATCATCATGAGGGTGAATCATCTTCGCGATTTCCTCTGATCGCTTTTTCGACTTGTCTTCTAATTCTGTCTCTTGCTTCGGGGTCTTCGGTTTCTTTTCGGGAGTAGCCATGTTTCTGATGAAAGATAAAGTGTCCCTGACAAAACATAGTTACCCCAAATACCAATGCGAGGACTATGCCTATCCATTCAATTATAAGTTGATTTGTAGCCATGGTAGTAACGGTGGTATCACTCCAATAAGTCTAAGAAGACCCTCAGAGAAAAGTGCAAGAACAACCCAACCAACACAGAAACTGATAATTGAAGCATTACGATTATGTTTTCGTATGGCATCATCAATCATCTCCTGTACTTCAACTTTAGTTGCCCATTCGGGAGGTTCAGTTCCCTTACCCCAATCCTTAAACATACCCGCCACCATCTTCATACCCCTCTCTTAAATCATCAAATCCATCTAGTACTTCAAGACGTTTTTCCCAAGTATCACCACCCTCATATCCTTTTAATGGATTGATACAGGTATGATCCCCATAATTGTTACACACTAATCCAGCAAGATCTAACTCATTGCCTTTGTTTCCAGTCCCAGACCAATAGTGTTCACCATTTATCCAAATGGCACGACACTTAGGACATTCCTTCCTTTCTAATTTAAGGTCGGACAGTTCCCTGTCTTCGGTCATATTGGTGCTCCGTTGTAGTTTTTTGTAGTCAACTGCATGGTAGCATCATAACCCATGCAAGCAGCTATAGCAACATTTTGTTATGATTAGGTGAAAATAAGATGCTTTAGGCTATATATGCATTACATATTCGCTTTATATTGTATTGTGTTGATACACAAAAAATTACCTATGAAAATCAATAGCCAAAGTATACCTTGATTTTGTTACAATTGGAGGGACTGTATGGTCTAAACGTTTTGAAAAAGTAATTGCTGAATTAGTAGGACATCTACTTTTATATATTTTATCATTATACTTAAACCAAGTTCCAACATTTTCAGGATTCTCTATCATATAGACACAAGTAAATTCATGGTAATCTGGTTTATTATGATTATGCCAATATTCATATGAAAATCGATGATCAGTATAATTAATCCAAGATGTTAATACTTGATTTTCTATCCCAACTTTTTCTCTGACCTTATTGATAAGATAATCAGATTCTTCAGATAATAGATGAAGATTTGAGTAAGTTTGTAATCCGGGGGCACCTGATATTTTCTTTAAATTTAGTCCACCTTTATAACGTAATACAAGTCTTTCTTTCTCAGGTAAGATATTATAATAAGTTCTTATTTCAAACTTATCCAAATATCCAACATCAAAAGAAGTCACTTTATTTCAAAATCCAATTTACGTACTTTTCTTTGGCGTCTTGCTTCTTGATATGCCAGGTCGTTATTAGAGAGAACATTTGATTTCTGTTCTTTCTTTGAAGAATTTATCATCACAACTTTATTTAAATCTACTGCTGATACTTTATCACCAGTCACTGTCATCATGTTTGGACACCCACAAACTTGTGTCTTATTATTACTACGCAACTCTTTGTTGCAATCTTTGCATCTTACGATAATCATTGGTCATAGGTCCTCTTTAGGAATGGGCGAAGAGGGGATCGAACCCCCGACATTCTCGGTGTAAACGAGACGCTCTACCGCTGAGCTATTCGCCCGTAATCATCTTCATATCTTACGATATCATCTTCTTCAAGATATGATCCACATTGCACTTCTACAATTCGTAGAGGTATTATCCCAGGATTAGAAAGATGGTGAATTTCTGTAGGAGGAACATAGATACTTTCATTTTGAAATAAAAGTTTTTCTACATCTCCTACTCTAACTTTTGCTGTTCCTACAACAACTATCCAATGCTCAGACCGATGATAGTGCATTTGTAAGGATAATCTAGCACCAGGATTAACAACTATGTTTTTTGTTTTGTATCTGTCACCTTCATCGATAACTTCATACCAACCCCAAGGTCTCTCAACTTTCATCTTCATTATTTAAAATCTCCACACTATGTATGAAGAAAGCGGGTGATCGGGATCGAACCGACGACATTCAGCTTGGAAGGCTGACGTTCTACCGCTGAACTACACCCGCAGCATGGGTCTTACATAGGAAAGGAGGTGGTGGTGGTCTTTCCTACTGCCCAATATTAAATTGTATAATAAAAAAATAATAATGTCAAGCAGGTCATCCAGGACTCGAACCTGGGACATCCGCTTAGAAGGCGGAGGTTATATCCACTTAACTAATGACCCAAAGGGAGGATCAACCCCGTTCGATGTAATCCTCATATTCTTCGCCAGTTGTATCTTCCAGCGAAATAATATCTAGTTCGTCTTTTGGGGATATCCATTCATAAAATTCATCAATAATTGCTACTTGATCTTCTGGATTTCCTTTCTTTTCTTCGATAATATCGATTGCCCAATCACGAATATGTTGAACAATATCTTCAGTTTCAACTTTCTTCATAGTAGTCTTTGCGGAAGTACCTGCTGAGGATGTTGCTATTGTAGTAGGCGGGGACTCCTTTGTCAAGGGACTCTGTGAGAACGTTGTTGATGAAGAGTTGTTTTGTTTCCTCGAAGTTTGTTTTGCCAGGTGTTTTATGTAGTGACAAGATAGTGCGACTAAAATTTTGTCGCCCCAGTCGTTCAATTTCTTCTTTAAGTTCTGGACAAGACCCATAATATTTTTTCCAATCAGATTCTTTCTTTACTTTGCGTTTCTTACCAGGAGGTTTTCTGAATGACCAGAAGTATTTCCTACCGATGTACTTTCGATTGTTTTGGAGATTTGTAATGAGATAGACAAAACCGAAGTTATCGTCAATACTCTCAGATAAAAAAGGTTGTCCTTCAAAAATCCAGGGGTTTTCATAATCAATACCTGTACTCATTAATTATATCTAACACTTTGTTCAGATATTTATGTGCCAGATCTTTCTCTCCTTGCCATACTGTTGATGGTTCATTGTCTACTGTATGCTTTAACTTAAGTATCTTTACCTTCAGTTCTTCTTTTTCAATTTGATTCTTGGGCATATAGGGGGAATAATGTCTCCCCCTATTTAATAGCAGTAATCAGAGTTTAAATCCACTAAATGTGTTTTTGCTGACATCTTGCTTGATACCACCGACTACATAGGATTCAACTTCAGTTTCTTGAGGTGCAACCTGAAGACCCTTAGAAGAAATCCAATGTTGTGTCCATGGAAGTGGATTATTCTTTGCAGCAATATCATACTGTGGTTTCAGTCCAATTGCTTTCAGACGACGATTAGCGACCCACTCAACATATTGTTGAAGTAGTTTGTCATTAAGACCGATCATAGATCCATCCTTGAACAGATAGTCTGCCCAACGCTTCTCTTCATTTACAGCACGATCAAATGCCTTGTAGGTCCACTCCTCTTCTTCCTTCATGATCTGCTTCATTTCTGGATCATCACCTGCTCTCCACTTATTGAGGATGTTTTGAGTAATTGCAAGGTGCTGGTTTTCATCTCTGGCGATAAGTGAGATAATCTTAGCGGACCCTTCCATAAGTTTAAGTTCACCAAATGCGAAGCTGCAAGCGAAACTAACATAGAAACGAATACCCTCCAGGATGTTGACATTTGCCATCGCTCTATATAATTTTCTCTTCACATCTTTGATTTCCCATTCTGCTGTAGGCGAACCTCTGAAATCATCACTCCACATTTTTCCAGTGTCCCATTGATGGGCACTTCGGATAAAGTCATCATATGCTTCTGTAACGCTGCTAGCACGTTCTAGAATACGCTCATCACTAACAATCTTATCAAAGACTTCAGATGGGTCTGAATAGACATTTTTAATGATATACGTATAGGAACGACTATGGATCATTTCCATAAATCCCCAGACTTCCATACAAGCTTCCAATTCTGGAAGTGAGCAATATGGAATGAATGCCATGCCAGGACCACGACCCTGGATAGAATCAAGCATGATCTGATACTTAAGATTGGAAGTATAGATATGCTTTTGTTCTGGGCGCAGTGTTTGGTAATCACCGCGATCTTTTTGAAGGGAGACCTCTTCAGGTCTCCAAAAATAACCTAATTGTTGTGTAGTAAGTTTATCAAAAACTGGATACTTATATGAATCGTATCTTTGAACTCCAAGTGGTTTACCAAAAAACATTGGTTGCTTTTTAGTATTAACTTGTTCTGTATTAAAAACTGTCATTCCTTCCACTTTCATAGAAGGTCTATCTAAAGAAGAAACTCTAAACTGCACAGGATTCACACTCTCCCTCCTCGGATTGTTCTAACTGGTCTAGTATGGTATGTAGTTCGGATTTTTCTTCTTCTACCTCATCAGTTTTGATGTCGTAAGTGTTTTGGTAGTAAGAAGTTTTCCACCCGTATTTGTATGTAGTTAAAAAATCATTTGCCATCACGGAAACTGGCACTTCATTATCTGTGTAATTTTCTGGATTGTAACTCCAGTTACCAGATATAGCTTGATCAAAGAATTTTTGCATCACAGACACCACATTTATGTAACCCGTATTATCAGGCATTTCCCATAAAAGTGTATAGTTATTTTTCAACGACGAATACTGCGGAACAATCTGCTTAAGAGGTCCTTTCTTTGATTTTTTAATGGACAAATACCCTCTAGGTGGTTCGATTCCATTTGTTGCGTTTGACACAACGGAACTGCTTTCTGATGGCATCTGAGCAGACAATGTTGAGTGCCTAAGTCCGTGCTTGGAGATAGATACTCTAAGACTTTCCCAATCATGTTCGTATTTGATACTAGTGATCTCGTCTACATCCCTCTTGTATGTATCGATGGGAAGAATTCCATCAGCATACTTTGTACGTCCAAAATTTTCACAGTATCCTTTTTCTTTAGCAAGTTGATTTGATGATTTCAAAAGATAGAACTGGAAAGATTCTGCAAGTCCATGAACAGCATCCCATGCACCCTGTTCACCATAATTATATCCAAGTTTTGCCAAATAATGTGCAAGACCAATAAATCCTATTCCAAGGGATCTACGTGCCTTTGTAGCGCGTTCTGCAGCAAGTACAGGATACTTCTGATAATCAATCAATTCATCCAAACCACGAACAGAAAGATCACACAGTTCTTCCAATTCTTCATCAGATTTAATCTTGCCAACATTAACTGCAGATAAAATGCAAAGAGCAATTTCACCACTTTCATCATCGATATGTTGAATAGGATAAGTTGGAAGTGTAATCTCTTGACAGAGATTGGACATCTCAACTTTATCCTTAAAGGATGAATGTGAATTACAGTGGTCAATATTCATGATATAAAGACGACCAGTCTCAGCACGCTCCTTCAAAATATTCAGAATTAATTCCTGCGCCCGAATAGTTTTCTTTGGAATAGATTCATCAGATTCATAACCTGTATAGAGATCATCAAAACTATCAGTCCCAAAAGCATCGTACAAACCTGGGACATCGTGAGGACTGAATAGCGTGATGTCTCCATCTTGGATGAATCGCTCATAGAACAGTTTGCTAATTTGAATTGAATAATCTAATTTACGGACACGATTGTCTTCCGTTCCTTTATTATTCTTTAGGACGATAATGTCTTCTATTTCTTGGTGCCAGATCGGAAAGTGGACCGTAGCTGATCCACCTCTGATGCCATTTTGAGTGCAGCATCTGACAGTCGATTCAAATTTTTTGAGAAACGGAACAACGCCAGTGTGCTGAACTT